ACGAGTATGTAAAGCGTTTCCTTGCTCTCGTTGGCCAGAACGTCGTTGGGCCGAATGGATTCACATATAAGAATCGAGCGAAAGACCCGGGAGGTAAATTTGACTCTTACGCAAATGGAATAATAGAGGACGCCTGGAGGGAATGGAGCCGTATTGGATCATGCACACTGGACGGCGAATTGTCACTGAGGGATGCCGAGAACCTCGCGATACAGACGATAGCTCGCGACGGTGAAGTTTTAATTAAACGCGTCACATCACCATATAATAATTACCGTTTTGCAATCCAGCTCGTTGAGTGTGACCACCTCGATACTGAATACAACAAGGATCTCCCGGATGGGAACAAGATCAGGATGGGTATTGAATACAATTCAGATGGCCGACGTGTCGCCTATTGGCTTTTAACAAACCATCCGGGGGATCAATATCAATCCGCGCTCAAACAGGGGAAAGTATATGAACGTATATCGGCGGATGAAATATGGCACTTGTATTTGAAAGATAGACCAACGCAGTCGCGCGGAGTTCCATGGATATTCGCGTCGATGGCCAAGCTGAATAATCTGGGCGCCTACGATCAGGCGCACATAATCGCGGCACGTATCGGGGCCGCGAAGATGGGTTTCTTCACACGAACAACTCCGGGTATGGACTATAAAGGAGAGGAAGAGGACGAAGACGGCAATTCAATCACTACGGCAGAACCAGGTACATTCGAAAGCCTTCCTGTCGGTGTGGATTTCAAGGAATTCGATCCTGATTATCCTCAGCAGTCATACGAGCCGTTTATAAAGGCAGCGCTCCATGGGATTTCAGCAGGAATGAACGTATCATACAGCTCGTTATCAAACGACCTGAAGGATGTCAGTTATTCCTCCGGTAGAATTGGACTTCTCGATGAGCGCGATGGATGGAAGACTCTCCAGGGGTGGTTCATAGAGCACTTTTGTAATCCGATTCACGATTCGTGGCTTATGTATGCCTTGCTTACCGTGCTCCCTCTGCCGGCAACAAAATATCAGAAGTACCGCATATGCGCATGGCGCGGAAGGGGCTGGACATGGATAGATCCACAGAAAGAGATCGAAGCCGCGGTGAATGGTATGGACAACTATCTCACGACATTGCAGGACCAGCTCGCTGAACGCGGCCTTGACCTCGAGGATGTGCTCCAGCAGCGCGCCTATGAGATTCAAAGAATGAAGGAGTTGGGTCTGCCAGTTCCTTCGAACATAAACAAGAAGCCTGGAGGAGCAGATGACACCGGACAACAAAATTGAATACCGTTCAATAGAAATACGGAAGAGCGACGTAAACACCGACGAGCGCACTATTGAACTGTCGTTCAGCTCTGAAGAGCCGTATGAACGCTACTGGGGTATCGAAATACTCGATCACTCCAAGGAAAGCGTGGTTATAGACAGGCTCAATAACGCAGCTCCGCTGCTTTTACACCACGACAATCGCGACCAGATCGGAGTGGTAGAGAAGGCATGGGTCGACGACCGAAGGGGGAAAGCGTTGGTGCGCTTCTCACGGTCGGCGAGGGCCGAGGAAATCTACCAGGACGTGCTGGACGGGATAAGACGCAACGTGTCGGTGGGATACATCATCCACGAAATGATCCTCGAGAAAGAGGAAGAAGGGATGGAGACTTATCGCGTAAAGCGTTGGGAGCCGCTTGAGATATCGATCGTTCCTGTTCCCGCGGACAACTCCGTAGGCGTGGGGAGATCAAAAACTATCAAAGACAAGGAGGGCGAATCATGCCCGGAAAAGAAGAAGGTCAGAATAACATTGAAGTTGAAGTGAAGATCGATACCGACGACCTAAAAAATGTCGATGTCGGCAAAGAGCGCGGCGACGCCGTAAAGACCGAGCGCCAGCGCGTGAATTTCATGATGGAATTCGCACGTCAGCATCCGGCGACAAAGGAAACCTCTGAAAAGTTTATCGCCGAAGGTCGCTCCATCGAGGAGTTCAAGAGCGAGGTCCTCGCCAAACACTTCAACGCCAAGCCGGTAAACACCACACCGGAAATCGGCATGACCCCGAGAGAGGTCAAGCGGTACTCGTTTCTCAGGGCGATCGATGCCGCTGCATCGGGAGACTGGTCCCGGGCCGGGTTCGAGCAGGAAGTATCCAGGGCTGCGGCTGAGCACATGCGCCGTGATAACCGCGGTGTTCGCGGTTTTGTCATCCCGTACGATGTGCTGATGGCCGATGTAAACGGAAACCGTCGGGATCTTCTCGTCGGGAACCCGACATCACCTGGAACCGGTGGCGGAAATGTGGTCGCAATCAATCTTCTGGCTGGATCATTCATCGAGCTTCTGCGCAACCGCATGATGGTCAGGGCTCTGGGTGCGACCATTCTCGGCGGGCTGCAGGGAGATATCGCAATTCCGCGACAGACCGGCGGAGCTACCGCATACTGGGTGGGCGAAAACACCGATATCACCACGGAAAGCACGCCGACCCTGGACCAGGTGGGAATGCGTCCCAAGAGTCTCGGTGCCTATACCGATATGAGCCGTAAGTTCATCATGCAGGCAAGTCTCGATGCCGAGAATTTTGTTCGAACCGACCTTGCCCGCACCCTGGCGCTCGAAATGGACCGCGCTGCCATAGATGGAAGCGGATCGGGCGCCGAACCGAGGGGTATTCTGAATACCAGCGGTATCGGGGCTGTTACGTTGAGCGCGGGTGCCATCACCTGGGGGAAAGTGGTCGATCTCGAGACCGAAGTTGCCGCCGAGAACGCGGACATTGGAACGCTCGCCTATCTGACCAATGCCAAGGTACGCGGAAAACTCAAACAGACCGCCAAGGCCACCAATCAGGCGATATTCATCTGGGAAAATGGAAACGAGCCAGGATTCGGTATCGTCAACGGTTATCGCGCCGGCTGTAGCAACCAGGTTCCGGATGACTATATTGCCCCCGGAGGTTCAAGCGGCGACGCGAAGAGCTGCATGATATTCGGCAACTGGTCCGACCTGATAATTGCCGAATGGGGTGCTCTCGACGTTCTTGTCGATCCGTATACCCAGGGCATAAAGGGCGCTGTGCGTGTGCGTGTGTTCATGGATTCTGACGTCGCCGTGAGACACCCGCAGTCGTTCGCGGCTATAAAGGACATCAAGGTCTGATGGCCGAGTTCTGGGAAAAAGATCTGGCGGTCATATTTACCGACCAGATCGCAGCCTTCGATGGTATGTGGAATGGACGCCCGGCAAGAATCATGTTTTCAGATGCGTTCAGATCCACAGACCTATCGAAGGATGACGATCTCGGGCCCGAACCGATAGAAATTATGGTTCGGGCCTCTGAGATTACACCGAAGCATGGCGACACCGTCGTGATATTCGGAAGGAAATATTTCGCCGGATACTCGAGTGATAGTAAACGCGGTCTGGTGTCTGTGCAGTTATGGAGGGAGAAGCGATGACGGTTGCGCATGAAGATCAGTTCGGTTCAGTACGCTTCAAGGGCAAGCGAAGCGAATATTATATGATCTACAATAAATTTCAGATTATAGAACCGAAACAGGAATTTCACAACATACCGCTTGAGCGTGTCCGTCAGCTACTTAACACCATGCGCTTCGAGGTCGCCGACGTCAGGACAAATCAACTGCTTCGACGGTTTCTCCCTGAGGAGGTAAAGAACGATCTCAAAGACAAGCGCAAAGGCGAGGCATGCTTCATTATAGGCGGCGGGCCGTCGCTCGAAGGGTTTAATTTCAACCGTCTCGATGAGTTCTTCACTATTGCGGTCAATCATTCAATCGAGCACTATCCAAAAGCAGCAGCGGTGCTTTTCGGAGACGCCGTATTCCTGCAGCGCACAAGCTTCGATCTTAAAGGATATGCCGGAATGATTTTCTGCTCAGTTGCCTCCGGATATTCAAATAGTGACCCTCGGGATAACGTCTACTGTTTCAGGTTTCAGCGCCAGGCGGTACAGGCTGACTTCAGTCAAGGGCTGCTCTTCACTATGCTTTCAGGCACAGCGGCAATCAATGCGGCCATCATTATGGGATGTAGTCCCATAGTTCTTCTGGGCTTCGATCTCTATACCCGTGAAGATGGAAACAATCATTATTACCAGGACATAAAAGGGCAGCGTCAGCCGACTGGGACTTACTCATCAAAGGTCGATCATTTCGAGAAGTTCAGACCGTGGGTTGACAGGATAATAAACTGTTCGGAGAAAAGCCTGATAACCACGTTCAGGAAGAAATCAATCGATGAGGTTCTGGCATGGTTGAAATAATAGCCGAGATCGGGCAGAACCACCAGGGATCAATAGATCTGGCGAAAACCATGATCGACATCGCCGTCGACTGCGGGGTTGATACCGTCAAATTCCAGAAATGGACTGTCGACGCGATCGCTGATGACTGGGAATATACCAGCCCGAACAGCTTCGGGCGCACTTATAAGGAGCATCGGCGGGCCCTGGACCTCTCCTATGCCCAGCTGAACGAGCTGCAATTCTATATCTATGATTGCCACAAGGGCCGCGTGCGTTTCCTGGTTTCTGCAGTTGACGCGCAGGCTGCAGTAGGTATCGCCAACATTCAGATGCTCGGTCATGACCGGAGAATTAAAATACCATCATGCCGGCTCTCCGACGAGGCATTGAGGAAGGCATCATGCAAAGATTTCTCCGAAATTATTTTGTCGACCGGAATGTGGACCTTCGATGAGCTTGAGGTTGAGATGGCAGCATGGATTAACGAAGCTGGGGATCCTTCGCGTTTATCGGTCCTGCACTGCATATCAGAATATCCGGCCTGCCATCATGATCTGCGATTCATCCAAAAACTCTCAGCCATGGCAGACTGGAAAGCTGTCGGGTATTCCGGGCACGATATTTCTATCGAGAGCTCAGTGCAGGCAGTGACGCTGGGAGCATCGATTATTGAAAAACATTTTACAATGTCCCGATCACTCAAAGGCTCGGACCACCAGGCGAGCCTCGAACCACATGAGATGAAGGAACTTGTCACACGCATACGCGCGGCAGAGTGCCGTCTCGGAGATGGGCAAAAGCATGTATATGAAGGAGAACTCAAAAACAGGCAAAAACTGGTGGTGCAATGCGCTTCGTAGTCGACATCGACGGTGTAATATTTGAAAGCGCCCTACAGCCGAATGGTGATTATACGCTACGGCATGCCAACAAAGAGGTGATCGAAAAGATCAATGCACTTTATGCCGCCGATCATGAGATCATCCTCTATACCGGGCGCCACTGGAACCACATGGACCGCACCATAAAGCAGCTTAAACAGCACGGCGTAGACTATCACACCCTGGTAATGGGAAAGCCGGTGGGTGATTTCTACATAGACGATCGCATAATGTCGATCGATCAATTCGTTCAATTCAAGGAGGCTGAAGATGTCAAATAACCTCAATATAAATACCGCCAACATCGGTTATGCCGCGAGCGGCAATAACATGATGCTCAAGCAGGCTGTTCTTTACCTCGACTTTCATGATGGGAATGGACTGCTGCCGGTAGGGTATGCTGACAGTGAGGTGACGACTAAAATGTCACAACAGTTCGCTGAGTTCAAAACGGACATACCGAAAACACTGGTCCGACGTGATAT